CCGCGGTTTTTGCGGATGTTGGCATAGCTAAGTCAATATTGGTAAACCAAGCAAGGATAGAAAAAGAAGCTCCAGCTCCAGTTCCAACGGGGGCAGTACCAGTTTGAATAGCATTAAGAGGTACCAAATACAACTCTCCCATATTGGAAAATCCATTAACTAAGTTATAATGAGATAAAGGTGCACAATACGGTATTTCAATTTCAACAGGAGCATTAGACGCAAGATCGATCTCAACACCTGGGTAGCCGGTACAATTTTGCAAGATTAAAGTTGGTGAAACATAGGCCTTTCTATTAGATACACTATCAAAAGGAGCGAAAAACATCCAATATCTACCACTCATAAAAGGTGTAGCATTAAAGATTAATCTAATCCTGACATTGGCACGAAAATACGCAAAATAATTCAGTTTGTTTATTACGTTTTCAGAATTACTAAATATAATATCTGGAAACTTAAGGGTTAGACTTGTGAAAGCGGTATTAAATTCGCCAGTATGCACAACAACAGGACGCTGTAAAACTGCTAGAACATCATGGGTCGGTCCATCTTCAGCCATTTTGGTCCAATCCTCATCTACAGTAAGCATGGGCTTAGTATATGAGTCTATGGTTACATCATCAGCGAAGGTCGTAATTTGTTGTATATCAATCTCGGAATTTTGTTTCATATCAGCAACTAAATGAGTTTAATAACTACCAAAAGCTTAGTCAGACTTTTTGGCCAAAATCGCCGGATCAGTAGCCTATATTTAAAGTGGCACACACTAATCAATAGAAAAATCACAAGAAATCTCTCCACTTGACAAAAGTCAACCGTAAATCGGGCTTTGCTGCTAACATCCTTCGGCGATTTGATGATAGCCCCTGTCACGGATTTAAGATAAAGCAACCATCTTACCATATTTCACCAATTCAACGGTACGGTACTCATCAAACGTTAATATTTTTGGGCGAGGATTCAATTCGCGGGTAGCCTTCCTCAACTTTCCAGTCCATTCATTAAACACCTTCTCTCCATGAAGACTCAATTCAAAGCACGAATTTTCAACATTTTCACAGGTCTTTTCAGCATCATCATATGGTCCTCGAATCCAATTAGGTGTTTCCAATACAGTATCCAATGATAGCGGAGCCAAATAGCAATATTCACTCACACTCCACTCAAAACGACGCTTCAGAAAGGACACGTTTTCAAGGGAACGAAAAGGGACCATTTCACCACTTTTCTCTTCATCAGTATACACCATCCCAAATTGTTTGTAACCTTCCGCAATGGTAACCTGATTAAAATACTCGATAACCTCGTCAGAAATATTCACAAGGTTGTCATCACCATAGGAAATCATACGCACATACTTGTTAAAGGATTTCATTGAACGCAATGCTATAGGAACGACCAACATCCAAACATACCTCATTGAAATAGAATTGAAAATGGAATTCAAAATTGCGGTTACAGGACAACCAGATGGTTGTGAATGGGTCCACAAATACACATTATCACCCTGAATATGAACTGAATTGACAATTTCCTTCCAAAGCACGCGACGAATTTGAAAGTTTTCTTCTCCATCATCATAAAACTTATTGACAATTTCCACGATTGGGCCCAAAACTTCCAAAGGTAAGGTTCCATCAAAATTCGAAAAGTCTCCAGCTATTATCTTCTCACCCCTACTTTGCAATCTTTGGGCTATTCGGGTCCAATCATAAGAATAAACATTCGTACCAACGGCAATTTCATTATCAATTCTGTTTT